CATTCTGGAAGGAATAGCGTGTGGATTGATGATGATATCAGGTTTAACACCATCGACAGTGAAAGGCATATCTTCATCAGGAACAATCATACCACAAGTTCCTTTTTGTCCATGTCTTGAAGAAAACTTATCTCCAATTGTGGGAATACGCTCTGAACGAACACGAATTTTCATCACATAATAACCATCACTATTGGTACTCCGATAGACTTTATCGATATAACCATCTTCATTGGGTCTTAAGGTTTTACTCAAATCTCTGTAAACCTCCCGTTCTTGAGCAATGGATTTCCGTCCTACACCAACTTTTTTAGTTGATTTTTTAGGACTTACTTTTCCAATAATCACATCCGATTCACATACCCAAGTATTTTCTGGAACATATCCATCAGCACATAATTTATCATATGGCGATGCTCCATCGGATGAATTGTATCGAAGACCATCTGTATTCAACATATCAGGTTTCCTGAATTTCTCTTCTTCACCCGTAGTAGGATTTTTCTTTTCTTCATCCCGATATGTGCGATAGAAGAATGAACGGAATAGACCTCTTTCAATCGATGCTTTATTGAGCAACACGGAATCTTCCTGATTATATCCTGTAAAACACATAATAGCAACAACGACATTCATTCCATTAGGATTTCGGAGGTTTTCAATATATGGATCCATTCGGGTATAGACAAGAGGTCGTTCAGGATAAGAAAGAACATTGGAAGCAGTATCCATTCTATCCAGAAAACTGGTAGCATAAACACCCATTGCTTGTTTTCCCATTGCTCCTTGATAGGTATTTCTAGGTGCTTGATTATGGTCTGGAAAAGGAATACTCGCAGTCATTGTTCCAAGAATCGTTGCTGGATGAATTTCCATATGAGTATAACGGATACCTGGTTTGCGATATTTGGGATGAAGTAGAATCATTGAAGAATTGGCTTCATTCGCATCAATAAATTCAACCCAAGGGTGTTCTCGTTCTTCTGCGGGGTCTACTACCAAATATGTCCAATCCAATGGACCATCAGAACCAGAACCTTCTTCAGACAATTTTTGAATGATTTCACGAGGGATTGCGAGTTTTCCATCTTTAGTCATACGTAGAATGGGTCGAACCATTCTCCCAGAATCGGTATTCACATATAAGTCACGGTCTTTTAGGAAAAGAGTTGTCATTGGATGAATAATTCCTGATACACGACATTTTCGTGTAAATCGAAGAAGTTCAAGACCATCTTCTACAAATCCCAAGAAATCACCATTGACCCAAACACGAGTATGAGTGGTCATCATGGCACTCTTATCATCGGTCAAATCTTCAATAGGGAATATTTTATCTCGTAGAAGCATTCTGACCATTGCTGAACTGATTTGATTGGTGATACATGTGAGCATTGAAAGATGTTTCACGACACCTACCGATTCACCTTCTGGAGTTTCTGATGGACATACAAATCCCCAGGAAGTCGGGTGTAGTTTGCGTGGAGCAACCAATTTTCCACTTTTATCAACTGGAGAGGAAATACGGCGAAGATGCGACAAAGTTCCATTTCGATTAAGACGACCAAGAACTTGTGAAACACCCACTTTTCCAATAGAATTCTTCATTCCAAAATTTCCTGTAGCAAGAGAATATTTCAATCCTGAATCAATCATTGTTGTTTTGATGATTTTAAAGATATTTGTACTATTCACGATTTCCTTGTAATCATTGGATGCTCTCCAGGCACCTGACATAATTTCTTTCGTGATTGAACTCCGAATATCTCTCAACATTTTAGTACACCAATATTGATAAAACAAACGAGTCAACAATTGACCTGCCAATTCAACTCGTTTATACATAAAACAATCTCGGTCATCATAACCACGTTCTCCAGCACTACATTTGAGAAGTTCTAAAGCACTATAACCGATAAACCACGATTTTTTATGTGGATTTTCTCCAAGATGAGGAAGTACATCTTCACGAAGAACTTTTTCTACATAAGAATGTCGGTCAATCTCACTTGCTCTTGCTGGAATACTTGTATATTTTGAAAGATATTCAAGAGCATCTTTCTTGGTATGAATTGTTTCGCTACATTCCATAAGAGAAGGAACAAGAAGCATCCAATACATAGAAGCATTTCTTCCTTCAAGGTCTCCAATCACTCTACGAGCAATTCCTTCATCGGTTTCAATCCCGAGACCTCTCATAAGAACAGCAAGAGGGATATCGTGATGAATTCGTGGAATATTGATACGCAAACGATTTCCATCCCTAGTTTTCATAAGTTTGATACAAAATCCACGAACAAATCCTTCTTTTTCTTCGTGAGCAGATTTGAGTTCTCCCAAGAAGATATATTTAGAACTACGCCCACCTTGGAAAACAAAGAGTTTATTTTCTTCAATCATTTCCTGAGATACAATTGCTCGTTCTCCTCCATTGACAATAAAATATCCTCCATCATCATATTTACATTCCTGATATTCTCTGCGTTGTTCTACAGGTACTTCTGACATAGGACAAATACAAGACCCGACCATAATTGGGATACTTCCAATCATAACTCTGGGAATTTTATTAAGGAAAATATCAGTTTCTGTACTTCCTGAAGCGATATCTCCTGATTTTTTGAGAGTGACTTTGACTTCAATATCAGTTTCAATCCTTGCTGAATATGTATCATTTCTTAGTCGTGCTTCATTGGGATACATAGGACGAACAAATCCGTTGGTTTCGGTGATGATAGGTTTTCTGACACGAATTGGTGAGAAGTGAAGTTCTACTTTGAGACTTGTATTTCCTCCTGATGTTCCAATATCAGGAATATCAATGATATCCCTATCTTTTTCTTGGTCGGCATATTCGGTATATTCTACAGTAATTGGTGATGCTCCTTGAATAACATTATCAAGTCCTTTTTGAATAAAATGGTCATAAGAAGTGATTTGATGACGTATCATAATATTGGTATTTGTTTTTTGACGACGCATAAAAGCATCAATTAACTTCCACGCATCTTCGTATTTCCATTCAGAGAGTTCCATTTTCTGGTTTTCTGGGGATGAGTGTCGAGACTCCAAATATAGAAATACGTGTTCTTGATTTAGATTGTTTAAATCAGGAGCATTATTGAGGGTTGCTGTTCAATTCAAAGGTAAGCATTGCTTAGATTGAACTATCAAAACTATATATTCAATAAAATATATCAAAACTATGTATCAAATAAATGTATCATTGTATGATAATTGATTTGATTTCATTAAAAAGAAATAATTAAAACTATTTATTTTTCATAAAATAATGATGATTGATGGATTTATACATCGATTGGAAAATGAAAAATCTCTTGAAATTCTCTTTCAAGAATGGAATATCGTTTCTTTTCAAAACTTTCTACCATTGATTCATAAGGACTATATTCACGAATTGCCTCCATTCCTCTCTTAGAGAAATCATTCATCAAGGATGCTGAAAATCCTGAAAGCATTGTCGTGTTCTCCGTAGAACTCAATGATGGAAATCCTGAAGTAGAACGCAAATTCCAGAATAGAATATGAGGAATATTGGTATATCCATTTTCTACAAATTCACGACGAATACCCTCAAAGAGTGTATCTTTCTTTTTAGCAAATCCACTATCTGCGACATCAATCTGCATATCAGAGAAAATGGCCAATACCAAATTCTTAACAACCTCATTCGGAACTGAATTTTCAACACACGAATTCAAAATCATCTTCAAGGCAGCATAGAAATTCGTAGTACCTCCCCAGGGTGCTTTATGAACAATCTTCACTTTCTCGACAAATGACATACTATCATCCAATTTTACCCAAGAAGGTTTTGTTTCGAATGTCATAATTCGGTTCTTGAAACCCTTCGAGGCAATCTCAGAAAGCATAATCGAAAATCCAATCGAATACATCATTGGGTCTCCTTCCATTGAACCTGAAACATCTGCCAATGGAATGATATTTCCTGCTTGAACAATTTGTTTCATAAAGGAAGTCCATTGAAGATTGATAAGTTCTTGACCTTCTTTATTATTTTCATCAATTGTCTTCAGTGCTTCCTTGACAAAATCACCAACTGCCAATCGTTTCCCGTGAACTTCGACCTTTCCTTCTTTTGCCTTTTCCATAAAAGTCTTCAAATGTTCAGCACATTCGACGCGGTCAATTTCTGTACTTCTTTGCTGAAGTTCAGCACGACCCTTCTTAACATTCAAGAAGGCATTCCGATACTTCTTCATTGTCAAAGACGTAACATTCTTGAAATCAATATCTGACCATGAACGGTCACACATATTGACTTGAGGAGTATTCAATGCTTTATTCAATTTAGAAAGTGTCTTCCGAAGATATGAAGCATACATACCCCTCAAACTCATAACATATTGTGATGTCTTCCCTGAAGTCTCCAAAGACACATTGGGTCTCTCCGTGCTAGTAGTATGTTTTTCTATACGAGGATTTTCGTAATAGAATGTTTCAGAAATTTGATGGAACAACCAACTAAATGCTGATTTTTCACGAGGAACCCATCGAGCAACCAAAGACAAATTCTTTGTTTCAGGATTTCTCTCCAATTCCTCAAGGTCTTTTAGAAGTTGTTTTACATACAAATCAACAACCTCATTAGCAATGAGCATACCGAGATTTTTCTTGTAAGAACTGTAGCGAACCTCATCGACAGACACACGTTTGATTTTGTATTCACGGAAAACAAATTCTGAAAAATACTTCAAATCTTTCCAAGAACCAAGAGGATGTGTCTCAATCTCTGTTCCATCTTCTTTTTCTTCTTTCAAATACACCAATGAACGCAACAAAATCATTCCTGTTCTCTGTGAAACCTTAAACCATTCATAAATCATAGAATAGGCAAAAGAACGTTCTCCTTTTCCTTCTTCAATATCTCTTGCGTGAATGGTCATCAAGAAAAGAACTCGAAGAATTTCATATGCTTTACTCCATTCTTCCTTATTATCATCATTGTATGCCTTTCGTTCAAGACGAATTGCTTCTTCAAGAAGAGGTCTAAAATGTGTTTCAATGAATTCCTTACAATGTTTGGTTGTTGGATTTTCGCCAATGGATTTTGGATTTCCACGGAGAGACCTTGAGCGAAATCCATTATGACTGGCACGAACCATTTGAAAGAAAACCTGAAGAAGTTTTTCTTTGGTTTTATTTGACCAACCATATTCTACGTGACCTTTTTCTCCAATTTGTTTTGGAGTATGGTTATCAATTGCTCCAATGATAGATGAAACATCTCTTTCACTTACAACTGAACTGTCTCCTGCTCCTGAATGAACAATCGGAACATCTTCGGTAGAAGAACTCATAGTTATTCAAATGTTGATTATATTGATAAATCACAGATGAATATTTTGAGTTGCTGTCTAGAATACTTAGATTGCCTTTAGATTGAAACTGGAACAAAAACAGAAAAGACTAGAAATAGAAACGATAAAACAAAAAAATGTATTAGAATTGAAATTTAAAAGTAAAAGTAAAAGTGATAATTTGATAGAAAACTTCTGGGAGGTTTCTCAAAATCTTCTTTGAAGAACTTTCAGAAACTTTCAACTTATTATTTTGAATCATTGAGTCATTATGGCATCACATCAATGACTTGTAATACAATCTTTCGAATTACTGTCTTTTTAGTGTTATCTGTAGATGTAATTTTACTGAAAATAGTCATTATATCAGCATTTCCATACCCTGTAAAATCAGAAGGTGATTTTAAATCCGTAAATCCATCCCGATGTTCAGAAGAAGTAGTAGTCCCAACAGATGGAGTTGTTAATCCTGCTTTATCTAATTCAAGAGTAACACCTCCTGAACAAGTACTATCACCTTTACATAATCGTAATTCAATTTTTTCAGTATTTGTAGTTGTTGCTCTTCCTGAACCTGTTAAATTATCAGTATACACAACATATAAACGATATTGTCTTGTCATACCATTTGTTCTCACTGTAGTGGGTGTTCCATATCCAAATGGATTATAGACTCTTCCTAAAATACTTTCTGTTGTTGTAATTTCTACTGGATTTTGTCCAGAATACCCATAGAGTTCTCTCTCATGAACTAAGATACCTTTTTTATTATTAGGAAGAGGAATCAATGTAGAATCGAGTTTTTCACCAAGTGTTGCTTGTTGAATTGCTAAAGCAGTTGTATTTAAAGATGTTGAAAAATATTCCCGTATTTGATTTGTCGATATTGCTAAAAATAATAACAATATCACAAATCCTATAATCAAAATAGTGTTTCTTTTCATATCTATTATAAAGATGAAAAATGAATAATAGTTTCATCTTTATTTAAATGTTTGTAAAAAATAAATTTATTCTTAATAATTTCGTAATCTTTATCCCTATGAAATATAATTTTATTTGATGAATTAATAGTAATCATTTTTTTTTATCATTTAATTTAATAGTTAATTTTGCTGATTTTCCTGTTCTATGACCAATCCAATAAATACGATTTATATCTCTTGAAATATAAATCATAACACTTTCTGGGTTAATAGAAAAAGAAACCCATCCTTTTTTAACTTTATTTGTAGTATTTTCAATATCCACAAATGAAGTAGTTAATTTAATATTAAAAGGCATTTATATCTTTACTAAATATTATTTAAATTATAAATGAATGAAAGAATAATTTTATTTGAATAATTTCCGTAATGCTTTTGCAAAATCTGGGTCACAATCTTTTGGAATATACCAAGAACGTTCTTTCGCATCCCATCTAGCACCTAATATTTTTGCTCCTTCTTTCTTTTCAAATTTTACATCAATATATTCTTTTCTATCCCCAGGAATATCTTGAAGTCGTTGTTTTCCAAAAGAACGCAAATCATCTTCTTCCAAATCCAATCTGTCTTCCAAATGAGAACTTGAATCTGAAATTGATGAAGTGATACCTACTGCTAAATTCGCAAGAGTATCTGCCATTTCATTTCCTTGAGAATGTTCATCTTGTTTTCCTGTATGAGCAAGAACATGTTGAAAATCAATTTTGATTCCGAGACCCATTAATTCATCAATCAAACTCAGGAGGTTTTGAATAAGAGTTTGATTAGGAATTTCTTTTTTCCATCCCTGAGCTTCACATCGTCTTCCATAGGTTGTGGCACATCGTATTGCGTATTCTGAATCACTGTAAATTCTTACATTATACACTTTTTGACGACTTGATGTTGATGTTGTTGATGATGCTGCTGTTTCATGAGTTTCTTCCAGATTATCCATATCCAATTCATCTTTGACAATTTCAAGAGCCTTGATAATTCCCATTAATTCTCCTGTATTGTTTGTTTGTGGATATTCATCTGGAACTCGAGCAGACAGATTTTTAGGATGATTTTTTCCAAAACAAACACCATAACCAGCAATGGCTCTTGAGGTTCCATTTCCTATACAGGAACCATCTGTATAAATATTAAACCAAGTTTCAAGAGATTTTGTTTTTGTTTTGGTTTTGGTTTCATTATTAGTGATTTCAACATCATCCCCAAAATGAGTATCTCCTAGACAAAATGCTCTTGCGGATGCTTCATCCTCGAATTTCTTGAATTTTGCTCCAGGAAATCCCATAATAGAACGTTGAACATCTTTCCAATCTGTAAAGACACCAACAACTCTTCCAGATTGAACACCATACCACGGCATATTAAATTTAAGGGTTTTTATGAAAGTTCTCAAGAAAAGACGCTAATAGAGAAATACGCAAATATCCTTTAGATTGATTATTTCGAAATTTCAAAGGGACACTTGGAAAGTTCTCAAGAAAAGACGCTAATAGAGAAATACGCAAGTATCCTTTAGATTAATTATGTCAAAATAGAATTCCTTTAGATGCTTCTTCCATACCCACGAATGATACTTTCAATTTGGGTCTGTTTATATTTCAATCCAAGAGTTGTTCTCAAATGTGCCTGAATATGTCTTAAAGAAGCACCCATCGAACTCATACGAAGAATACATTCTTCTATAGCATTTTCTTCCTTTTTCTCTTCCAATACATCTTCTGTTTTCTCTTCCAGTATATCTTCTTTTCTTTCTTCCTTTTGTTCTCTCATTCGTTCATTCATTTCTTGTTCTTTCACTCTTTCAAATTCTAACTCACGACGTTGAACACCTTTTTCCAAAACCTCCCGCCATCCTTTGATATGAATTCGACCTGCTGTTTTTTCTTCGTGACATTCACGACATAATCCCACCAAATTACCCCCATGATGAACACTTGTACCATCTTTTAAAAATGTATCTCCAGCATCAATCGTCTCTTGTCTTTCACGAATATGGTCAGTTTCTTCAGCAGGTTTCACTTTACATATTTGACAAATTGCGTGGATTTTTGCCTCAGAATTCCAAGATGTTTTGGTTGTTGCTAAAACAGGAGATACACTCCATTTTTCAATAGAATGTTTCGTAAAATCTTCACTTGTTAACATTTTACGGATTTCCTCTGCTTCACTCATCACATTCTCAGGAGCATTCATTTGACGCATAAAATCAATAGCATATCCACGAGGACCAGCACCTTCCATTAACATTCTGTCAAATCGGATTACCCCTTCTTCATCCATCTTAACATATAAATGATTCCATCCTAAATCCTTTCTTGAAACCAATTGCGGAATATCACGAAGACGATGCCAATGAGTAGCAAATAAAAATGGTGTTCTTCTACGTAATAAACTCAATACAGAAGCACATACAATTGCTTCTGCTCCATATTGTTCTGTTCCAGAACATAATTCATCACCCAAAACTAAACTCCATTCATTTGCTTCTTGAAGAATACTAATCAATTCTTCCGATTCCACTTTGAATGTTGAATATCCTCTAAATAAATTATCATTACCCAAAATACGAGTAAAAATACTACGGAAAGGTGTCAAAATCATTTCTTCACAGGCTACAGGTAATCCTGCCTGAGCCATAATGACAGCAATTCCAATAGCCTTCATTAACGAACTCTTCCCAGAAGAATTCACACCAAATACCAATCTTCCTATCGATGTATTTTCTTCTACTTTTGAAGATAATGATGATAGATTACCAAAGGAAATTGTATGAGGAACATAGGGAAAATCTTGATGAATTGCTTCAATCAAAGGATGTCGTAATTGTTTGACATAAATTCCAGACCCAGAACCACTATGAGTTGATTCTTTGAATATAGGCCATCGATATCCTTCTTTCACACATAAAAAAGCAGAAGATTGAAGACAATCTACATTTGAGACTATTTGTGAAACCTCCCGAATAATCTCTGTAAAATCATCACGAAGTTTTCCAATCCATTGGTTCCATTCTCCAAATATCACCTTTTCTAATTCATTTCTTGCTCTCGTCAATTCCAATAGATGGTCTTTTAAAATACCATCCTTTCCTGAAATTGTCAATTTGTCATCAATTGCTCGGAAACTTACCTTTTTACCAACACCACGTTCTATTTCTACAATATTCAAATTCGTAAATTCAGGAGATGATGCAGATGATGATTTCGCTAGAGAATATAATTGTATTCCTTTCTTATGTCCTGTAGATGTTTTAAAAGATATTCCTATAAAATATCGTTCTTGTGCTTGTTCATAAACAATCCGACATTCACTTGTTTCCATACGATTATTTAAATAAGAAATCCATGATTGGATTGTTTCATATGCTTTCTTATAACGAAACCATTTTCGTTGGGTATCTCTTGAAACACGTTCTTCTGGAACAGTATCCGTAAACATATAGGGTATAAATGATTGTGTATCATATCCTTGAATTTGGTCAGGATGAACTCCTCCAAGAATATCTTCTTGTTTTCGTAAATCTTGATGAATTCTTTCAAGAAACTTTTGAATATTTTCTTGAATATTAGTGGAAGGATACCACCATTCTTCAGAATACTGTTCTCGTAGAATATTCATAAAATGATGAATTGCTTTATGGGATTTCCATAAAAGATTGAAAGACATTCCTCCAATTTTGGAAGGACAAAATACACTATCCAAATCAGGAAAATCCGATAATGAAGACCGTAGCATCATTAATTGTGTTTGTGTTTTTGTTTCTGGAGATGATAGTTTTTTAGAAGATTCCATTCGTAAATGTAATACATCTAAATCATAAGAAGGTTCTGTAATTCTTCTTAAAAATTCACGATGTCCCATAGGTGAAACACATCTATCAGTAAAATTCCAAATACTCCGATATTCTCGTTTGATACGATATCCTGAATTTTCAGCATCATTGGAAGGTAAAATATTCAATTGGACTAATGCTGAATTTTCAATCAAAATCTTCTGGGAGGTTTCCTTTTGAAGTCTTAAATGTTGTTCATAGACAAGTTCAGGATGAATTCCTGATAGATAAGATACAAATGTAGCAATCATTCTTCGTTTCCATTCCCATCCTCTGCTTCCACTTCCACCAAGACCATCAATTGTAATTTCTTTCAAGGTCAAATCTACATTGATATCAAGAGTATCAGCACCCGAACCTGCCCATCGAATTTGAATTTGGTCATCTGGTAGACCACACGCTGAAATAATTGTATCATGTTTCAGGGTAAGTTGGTCTTCATTCCATACGATAATTTCTCGTGGATTATGGATTGAGATTTCTGAATAGCAAGATGCAATCGGTTTTTTCCACGAAAGAACTTCGTGATGAATTAGACGAAACTCTCCCTGACGAGGATACAAAATCAGCGTATATACTCCAGGAGGTTCTCGTGAAGGTGAGCGAATGAAGACACCCAAAATGGTTGGTTCTCGAACTCCTCCCAAACCCATTCCTGTTCCCGAACCAGAACCAAACATTGATAAAGAAGGAGGTTGTTTTCCAGGAGACCATCTCATAAATAAAGTTCTTTTTTCTCTCTGGAGAATAACATCTTTCACTCCAGTTTGATGATACACAGACATCGTAAATCCCATTGAAAGTCCTGCTTGAATATATTTATCGATTGACCCAGAAATCATAGGAAATCCATAATGATAAATGGCAATAATTTTGCTACCGGCAAATGTGGTAAAGTTCTTAGGAATATCGGTGGAAGACCCCATTTTCATTAAAACGGATTCCATAGAACAAGCTTTCCCGATATGTCGTCCATCTGCTAATTCGATTTCAAAGAGTTCATAAAATTTACCAATTTGATAAAGAACAATGGTTTGTTCTCCGCATAATTCAGTTTCTTTCATTTGAATTTGAAGGTATTCTTTCAGAACACCGCCACCTCCACCTCCACCTCCACTTCCACCACTTCCTTCGGATGACGTCATCATTTTGAATTCCGTGATTTTTAAGAATTCAATAATTTGAATATCTTGATTGTTTTCGTTATTTTTTATTGAACACGCCTAATATTACGTATTCCTCCGCTTAGTTGGAGTAAATCGTTTCTTAATGATTCAGGGGTTGTATCGCTTAGACTTAACCCAACAGGGATAGTCTGGGAGGTTTCCAATAATTCACTTTGAAGACCTTCCACGTTTTCATTCGATGTGTTTTCTGGAGAAGAACTCAGAGTTTCTTGAGAACTTCCAGTTTGATTGATTGTTGAGGTTTCAGTTGAATTTCCTGAATTTCCTGAAAGTGGAACTATTTTTAATTTCATAGTTCTTCTTGAATGATTTAAATAGGATTGTGTTCCACGATTGGAATGTGTTTTACGATTACGACCTCCACGAACCATTTGAAGTCTCATTTTCCGTTTTATATCACGAATTGGTGAAATACTCATTGTTTCATTTTCAAGATGAAATCTTACTCGTTTTTTCTTGTTTGTTTTGATTTTGGAAGACGATGCAATTCTTGAAGAAAAATCCTTTCCATCCAAAGAACGAATTCCTGAATTACCACCAACTTGTATTTTTAACTTCATACCTTTTTCTGGAGAAGATTTTATTTCATCTTGTTGTGTCGATGTAGTTGATGTAGGAGGAAGAGAAGAAGAAGCAATTGGTTTTCCAATTGGTTTCACAATTCTATGTTTTCGTGTCTTTTTCTGGACGGATTGTTCTCCAGTCAATCCATTCAAATTGGAATTAGATTTGGATTGTTTATTCTTTTTTTGATATGATTGAAGAGCTTGACGAGTTTCACGCAAACCTCCTCGTGTTTTCGGTAGTTTTGCCTTCAAAGAACCATCTTCATCAAATAAATCAGAATTATTTTTATTTTGATTTTCTGAATAATATCCCATTCCAAATCCAACATTATTTGTCAATTTTACCTTCTTAATATTGGTATCATCTACTATAGGGGGAGGTCGTGTTGGTGTGGGTGTGGGAAGAATTGCTGTCTCCATTCTTTCCTAATCTAATTCAAAATCAAAATAAAACAATCTAAATTGAACACTCGTGAATATTATTTATGGATTGGAATTACATTGGAATAAGTTTTGGAATACAATAGAATTCAAAACACTCTTCTAGAAAACTAGAAAACTAGAAAAATGATTATTCCTATTCGCTGTTTCACTTGTGGAAAAGTTGTAGGGTCAAAATGGTTTGCTTACAAAAAGAAGGTTCGGGAATATCGTGAAGCAAAAAGTGTACCAAAAGATGAAGAATTCTATCTTGATACCATCAATCCAGCAGACCCCACACCAGAAGGAAAAGCATTGAATGAATTGGGACTTCGCAGATATTGTTGTCGAAGAATGCTTCTAACGCATGTCAATATCTTTGATGATATCTAATTTCATAAAGTCTTATGGTTCTTATCATTCTTCTCAATCAATTCATTATATATATTCAAAATTATATATCATTTTTATGAATTATATATTTTTATGAAGTATATAGAATTTTTAATAAAAACATTTTCTGTATGTGTTTTTAATAGATAATCATAGAGATAATCATAGAGATAATCGTCCAGGAAGAATGAATGATGTTATTTTAATTTCTGGATTAATTATTTGGTTTGTATTCATTGGAATACAGGCAGTTGGAGGATTGACTCTTTTGAAAGAATATTATCAGGATACTCTTGAATATCTTCAGAGAATGCCAGTATTAATGTATGCGACTGCTTTCATTCCACTTTTAATTCTCATTGTCTTATTGATTGGAAAATCTAATTAAAAACATTCAAGAAAATTGAAAAATTCAATTAAGAAACTCATTGAATATATCATAGATATATTCCATAAGTTTGTTTTTACAGAGATTGTTAGATGGCATCACAGACTAAACTTTTTCGTATTCTTGGAACACTTTTCCAAGGTGTTCAAGATATTCCAAGTCATCATTTAACTGGATATGACCGATTTGTCTTTAAACAAATTCCTGATATTCTTCAATCCATTAGTCCTATCAAAATTCCTCTTAGACCCATTGCCGAATTAGAATTAGAAAGAGAACAACAACAAAAATCTACAACACTTCTTCAATCTGTTGAAACTGGATTGGAAACCTCTGAAACCAAATCCGATTTAGACACCGAAGAAGTGAAAGATGTTCTTAAAGAAATCACAGAACGATGGTCAGCAGGTGGAATGGAAACCTCCCCACTTTCTACCCCAGAAGAACTCAATCTCTGGAAAAATATTTATGCTGACCAACATGGTCTCATTGTTATCTATATTGGTGGTCGGGATGGACAAACCATTTATACTCGTCGTCCCGTATATGCTACTTCCAAACCAGACCCTACTTCCACAGACCAATCTAAAAGAATTGAAGAAATACGACCAATGCTTCCTAATGAAGCACGACTTAGAAATTCCACATATTCAGCATCATTATCCACAGATGTTCAAGTCGATATTGTCAATTTTAGAGTTCCTGGTTTTATTGGAGAACCCATTGTGATTTCACAATTATTTCGAGATATTCCTCTTGCTGAAATACCAATTATGCTCAAGAGTGAATTATGTTATCTTCGGGGAATGAATGATATCGGATTAAGAGAAGCAG